GCCTATAAATTGCGCGTATACTTTGGCATTGTGCATACCTTCGGCGTTTCCATTAAAGATATTACGATATACATCCATAGCCGAGTCTTTGATCGCGTCGATAAAATTCGGTTTTTGGGAAGGCGGTGCCGTTGCTCCGGCAAAGTCTTCTGCTGACGGATTTCTATAGTCTGACGTCGATCTGAAATTCATTGTGCCATTAGCAAGTATGGCATCGGCTTCTTTCCATCGTTTTGCCTGGTCTGCATCGTATTCTACCTGGCCTTCTTGTATTGCCGTTTCCGAGTCTTTAAATCCTAACACGTCATTATTTGGTGTCTCTCCGGTAGGATTTTCAGGATTAATTTTAAAGTTGTTAAAATTGTATTCTGCCATTGTTTCACGTCCTTATTTATACTGCCCGCTTTTAATGTAGTGTTCGGTAGTTTCTCCGTTTAACAACTGTTGATAGTACATATCGTGTACCGTGCTTTCGGTTCCGTCAGTCCAATAAATCTTCCAGTACGTTTCGCCGTCGTCTCCCGTTTCTGAATATGCTTCTTTAATTCCGGCTGATAATTGGTCCGCTCTTGTTCTTCCGTAAGATTCGTCTCTTGACGTTACGAGCGTTATAGCGTACGCATACATTTCGTCTTGGGTTGGTTCTCTACCTTGTTGTGATTCAAATTCTGCTGCCCATCCTGCAACGGACCGTTGAATTACTTCTGCGTTGTTAATGAAAGTATCTTTGTCTATTCCGGATCTTCTCGCTAGATTATCCATATTAATGGTGAATTCAGGCTTAAATTCGCCGGTACCGTTTGTGTAATCATTAAAGGCTTTGGACATACTGTTTTGTTCATTTATCGACAATGAGATTCCGTTTGAATTGCAATAGTTTATAAATTCGCTAAAGCTATTAAACTGGCGTCCAATCATTGATTTAAACTGTGTCAATCTTCCGCCTTGTCCTCCGCCACTTCCTCCGGATCCGCCGCTTCCACCTCCCGCTGCTCTAGGTGCCGCTATATATGTTCCTATAGCTCCCTTTAGGGCTGCGTATACTTTAGGATTTCCCTTGCCGTATTTTTCGGCTATAGCTATGCCTCCCTCGTAGGTGAGCGTTCCGTTTTCGTGGGCTAATTGCATTTCTTGCAGTCCAGCGTTTACCAGTCCGTCGTTTGCAATTTCTTCGTTTCTTGTTGCTTGGGCTTGGTAGGCATCTGCGATTTTTAGCATGTGCTGTGCTTCTTCTTCTGAATATTTAACGCGCGTTCTGGTTATTTTGGCGTTTTCGGCTTCTTTCGGGATTATGATTTGTGTCGGCTTTAGGTGTTGTGGGTCAAAATCTGCATTACTTGCTTCTGCCACGCCGCCTTGGTTGTTATTGTTGCTAGACATATTGCCTACCACTTTCCCGCCTTCTTCTGCGATCATAACGTGAGTTTGGGTGTCGCCCCCCACATCGTCGTATACGATAATTGAACCGGGTTTTACTTTTGACGGGTCGTAAGGAATTACCGACATACCGGATTCTTTGGCTCTATTAACCAGAACATCTACATTTACCACGTTGTCATCGTGGAACTTTTTCAATGTAGGGGAATATGCCGCGCCAATGCTACATACCGCTTCTACACACGCCACTTTCCCGTTTGCAAGCGGGGCGTTTCCTGTCCACTGCACGCCTTGGTTTATAGCGTTTTGGATGTTTGAGCCACCAGCCCCTATCTTTTCTTTTGCTTTATGAGCCTTGGCTAATCTGTCATTTACGGAAGCGTTTCCAGGCGGTGCTTCATCCCATGTGTAAAAATCGTTATCAAGATAAAAACCGTCTTTTTTATCAAGCCACGCCTTGCCGGCGGCCGGTCCGAAATTCCACGCGATAATAAGAGCATCTTCGTTATCCGAGCCTATCCATTGAGCTAACGTCTTTTTATATTGAGCTGCTACTTTATCTTGCGCTTCCGGTGATCTATCGTTCGGGTCTACGCCTATTTTTTGTGCTTCTTCGGCGTAAGTGCTAGGCGAAAATTGGTATCTCCCAAAATGTCCGGAGTCATTGGTTAAGTTGTAGTCGTCGTTATCAGTTTCTACAGCAGCAATCATTTCAAGAGTTGTGTCGCCTGTTTTCCCTCCTCCGCCTTCTTCTACGGTGTAGGTCATTTTTGAGCGTATGTATTCTTCGCGCTTTTTAGGATCGTTGGGATATAGTTTCCATGCTTCCTTCGCTATGTCCGTCATATCATGTTCGCGCTTTCGTACGTTTAATTCTGTTCTTAATTTGGTGATATCGGCGTCGTAAACAAACGGGGAGGCCTTGTCGATAAAACTATATGCGTCTTCGTAATCTGATTCGTCGCCGCTTTTGATTTTGTTGTAAACCCATTGTTGTACAAATGTTGTTGCGGCTTTTTTTGTCATCTCATCCAACTTTTCTTCGCCATATATATTTTTATATTGGCTATACACGATGCCTCTTATTTGCGTAAGTGACGAATAGGCATTTTCTAATGTATTGGTTTCCATTGCCGTGTCTGTGACGTCTGCCACGGCTCTTGCTACGCTTTCATTTCTATGGGTCGTTGTTTTTTCGTATTGGTCTTGCATGACGGCGCCTGTTTTGGTGAGATTGTTTTCGTCCGCCATGGCGTTAAAAGCCCTATGTGCCTTTTCGTAATTGGGGAGGTTTGCGATTGTTTCTCTTCTTATTTTTGCTTCGCCTTCTTGGTATTGCTTTAAAATGTCTAAGGCGTTCGTATCTTGCTTGTGTAATAGGCCACTATCCGGATCGTTTAATAAATCGTTTACGCGCTTTTTGTATTCGTTAGTAGCGTCAAGAACCTTCATGCTTATTTGGTCATCTACATATGCCTGTATTTGTCCCTGTAAAGCCCCTACGGCCTTTCCCATTAATTGGTTCCCGGTTGTATTACCACCGAATGCTTCTACATTATTTACGGCTTGTACGTTGGCGTTTTCAACGTTAGGATCTACGGCTCTGTTGTATGATTTTATTTCCATGGGTTACCCCCTAAAATTTTTAGATCCAAAAGGATTTGAGCTAAACAATCCCTTTTGTGCGTTTGCGTATCGCGACCATCTTAGAAGATCGGGTTTGTAATCGAATGTGTAGTCTGTTCCAGAATTCCCAGTAGCGGGCTTTTTAGCACCGGCGTACTCATGTTTAATTCCGTACATGCTGGAAGCTGTGGAAAGAAGAGTGGCTATGCCGGCTAATTTCCCCTGGGCTTTGGCATTTTCTGCCGAGGCTTTATATCCGGCCGCTTGGTTTTCGTAGTTGTATTGGTTGAATAATTCCGAGCGTTCGTCATTACGTTGGTTCTGTAGTAATTGACTGCTGTCATCTTGGTATGTGCCGTACGATGAGATGAGGATATCCAAAGGACTTCCTGTAAGTGTCATATTTGATGCGCCGGCTTGGGCTGCTGTTTGTCCCGCCATTAACCGCATCCTGTCATCAAGTTTACGTTGGTCATTTGCGTATTTATCGGCGATTTGGTCTTGCCGGAGTTCACTTATTTTAGCGTTTTGCTCTGCCGCTTGTTCTTGTTGCCTGTACATAGCAACCTTGGCGTTTGTTTCTTGCTTTATTTGTTTATATTGCATGATGCCCTGGACGGCTTGCCCGGCTATCATGCCCCATACTCCACACATTATTCATTCCTCCTTATCGTAAATCGTTGCCACGTCATGTCGTTTTCACTGAACGGCGTACCAAAAACGGCACCGGCTTTTAGTAGCCAGCGCCGTGATTCATTGTTATCTATGCTTATGTAATTCGTTACGGGTCCGTACTCCTTGATGAATCTATGGATTTCTTTAAACCCTATTGTGATTAATTCTTTTTTGTAGTTTTTTAGCTTCGTCGTTCCCACCATCCATACAGCATGGCAGCCGTTTGCGGGATATTTTACGATGCCGTATATGGCGATAGGTTCTCCCTTTTCACCAAATGCTAGAAAGTTATCGCAAAATTCGTGCATGGCACATTTAGTGGTGGATGTATAGGCACCTTGCAGTTCTTTTTTGTCGATCGGCCGCAAGTGTTCTTCTATGTACTTTACGGCCTGTAGGTGCTTTTTATTTCCCTTGTTAAATTTCTCCGTTATAACTCTTAACAATGCCGCCATCAATGCTTACCTCTCTTATAATTGCGTTTAACTCAAACGGGAACGGTTCATCGTGCTTGATGCAGATATGGTTTTTGGTGTTGCTGCCAATGTTGGCTACCGGCATTTGCTGCACGATATCTCCGGTTTCCAGCGTTTCGTAATCTTCATACCGGAGTTCATCCATATCCTTATCACGGAACGTATATCCTATATGGCCGCCGTAGGATTTTTCTACCCTTAATACGACGGTATTAATCTTTGAAATTCGAGCTTGCATAGTGCCTTCTTTTAATCCTATATCAGGGCCCGGCTGCTTAATTCTTGTTTCATAGGCAAGGCCTATTGTAATATCTGAAAACGACTGGCCAAAGGCCACTAAGCCATTTTCAGGTACTACCGCATCTTGCATCCTTGTCCCGTTTGCTAAGATTTGTACCGTTTTTCCTATGAGGTGCGACGCTTCTATGCTGCTGCCGCTTCCCGTAACGTACGAATCCATGTATACGGCCGCTTCCAGGTTGGGATTAAACCGTTCTATATAGGTTTTACCATCTCTTTCTACCGTTACGTATAATACGTCGCTTGTACCGTTTGGAATGGATGCTACCTTTTTATATTTGCCGTCTGTCTTTTGATGTGACCAGGCAAATACATTTTGCTCTTTAATGAAGGCTAACGAAAGCAGCACTCCGTCGTCACGAACGTAATATAAAGTGCTATTGGGTTCTTGAATATAAGCGGATGATAACAGCTTATGACCTTCGGTTAAATGCGTGGCTAAAAGCGTTAGGTCGTCGCCGTTATAGTTGTCCGCATCATATTGATAACCGAGGTCTCTTACGGTCTTTCCGCTTCTTTGTACGTGTACGATGCGATTGCCGATATGCTGCGGAGGACATGTGTTGGATCCACGCATGGTTTGCGGCCTGGGATTAATTTTAGCCGGCGTGATGACACTTGAGCCCTCTATAATCCATTCGTTACCTGTCGTTAATATAACCAGGTCCTTTGCCGGTACTAAATGCAAAATCTCAAAGCCGTTACGAGTGATAAGGTCTGCTTTAATCGCCGAGTCGTCCGTTACGCCACCGTCTACTTTTTCAATGCCAAAGTTCGGGTAGTCTCCCGTTCTACTCATCCATATTGAGTATGGCTCTTTTTTTGTGGCGGCTAAGACAAGCCTATCTTGGAAAAAGCACGCCATTTTAGGGTATCCGTTATCGTCGTTCCAGCTACTTAATGCGTATACTTGGGTTTTGTCTGTGTTGGCAAAGTCTGTAATGACTGATACTTTAACTTCTGTCGGTGAAATGACTTCTGTAATTTTAGCCGTGCCGTCATTTGAGTAGGGATTTCTGGAGAAGTCTACAGTAAGTTTACCGCTTCCGTTATCTGCATCCGTTACGGCCACCGCCTTCATCCATGTAGGTGTTGTTACGGTCCCCGATTCGGTGAAGTTTTGGTCGTTATTTGATTTGTAGCTTCTATACTCTTGCCAGGTCTTATTATCATCCGAATGGTAAACCGCGACTTTACCTTTCCATGTGCCGTGGGTTGTAATCTTCCAGGCCTTTCCTACTCGTATAGACTTGGTTTCTTCTGTTATTGAAGAGGCCTGTATTTCGATCCGTTCAGACTGATTTTCGGCCTGCTGGGTTAATTTTATATGGCTATTTACCTTGCCCGGTGTGAACGTGTCTTTGGTAGCCGTTATAATAACGTCGTTTCCTGATGTGGCCGAGGGCTTTAATTCGTTGTTTCCGGAGAAGGTGATTCTGACGTATCCGTTTTGGCCGTCTTTCCCGTCTGTTATTTGGGAAGGATTGTTTTGAACGTCTTTATATGTGCCGGCAGTGCCGCCTTTGGCTCCACCAATATAGTTTTTTCCGTTTAGCATATCGGGGTTATTTTGTAATTTATAGGCATCCGTGGTTATTTTCAATGCCTTTCCACCACCACCGCCGAGGACTGTTTTGTTATCAAACCTGCTTTCCCCTCCGTCTTTCCCGTCTTCGGCTGTGAGCAAAAGTGCGCTTTTACCTTCTTTATTTTCGTGATATTTTGACTTTCCTCCCTGACCGCCTTGCCCTACGACTACATTGTATGACTCGCCTTGTTGTAGTTCAGTGATCGTTATTCTTGCGGCATCGCCACTTCCGCCGTTTCCGCCTGAGAACGCCACGTAATAATGGTGTTTCCCGTGACTGTAATGTACGAGGTGTGCCGTTGATATTCCTGCACCGCCTCCACCGCCCCCTGCGATTTCAATTGTATATTTACCCGTCACTTGCGGCGTAAATGTGTATTCTCCAGGCGTTGTAAATGACGTTTCTTTATTTACCGTCTGTACGGCTGAATCATAATAAGGTTCTGTTATTTCGTATTCTTTAAACGTCCAGCCTATAGCCGTTCTTTGAAGGCATTGAATTGGATAATCACCGGAGCAAATAAACATGGTGTCGGCTGACTGTGTGAATTGTAAGTTATCCACATTGTCGTACGGTGCGGATAACTCCGTGCCGGTGTATTTACCGTCTTCCCAGATACGGATATATTGATATCCCACCTCCAGGAGGTATGCATCGTCTATACCGGCATTAAAAGCGACAAGGGCTGTCGGCTTATCGTCGTATTTAACCTGTCCTATAAATTCCGAGCCTTGCCTACGATAGCACCCGCCGAACGGACGGATGACGAGGTTTTGAGCGGTTAGAAGGGCTGATTTATATTTATCAAGGTCTACCCGATTTGCGACGTACGGAGAGATTTCGCCGGCTGCAAATGACGGCTGTATGAGATATATGTTCATCGTACCCTCCGAGTTTGTGCGTAATTACTATGATATACCGCATCTCTTTGGCCTTCTCTTGCGTCATTTAATTGGGCGTCGTGAATAATGGCCTGGAATAACTGATATTGCATTTGATACGCTTGCGGATTTCCCGTAAGGCGCATAGCCATATTGGCTGCCAAAAGGCGTGTAAAGGCGCTTATAAATAAGGTGTCCATGACTTGTACGTCTTTTTCGTCTACCGTGTAATCGGCGTAAGCGTCTTGCAAATTACAAGCAATGGCTTTAGTAGCTGTATCTATATTTACGATAGCGTACGGAATATGTTCTTGTACGTTTATCTGTTTATTTCGAATGTTATTAATTTTTAAGCAATTCTTCGGATATGCGTAACAAAAATCATATCCGGGTACTTCTTTATCAAGAAGGGCTAACTTTTCAATTCTATGAGCAAAACTCCACGGATACGCCCGGAGTACCGTTTCTCTTGTTTGGTCGTAATAGAGCTTACAAGCCCTTGCGTTTTCTTCTTTATCGTTCATTGAGGTGATGACGCCTTTACCGAGATTAGATAGCGCCATGTTACAAATATCCGTGTCTGTCATG